AATCTTTAAAGTCCATAAAACGTTCTTTAACTTCTTCTTTATCCTCTTTAGGTAAAATTTGTATACTTAGAAATGTTGGAATGTATAGTAAGTGCATGTTAACTAGGCCGCCGCCCATTTGTACTCCGCCTGGAACTTCGCCGACATTTAATTTTTTAAATCCGCTTTCCAATTTCCATTTCATAAAGTCTGGTAAGTGTTTTACGTTGAATATTTGAATTGCTGTTGCTAAACTTGTTTGTATATTGTCAGGAGTGTTGTCAAGCATATGTAGAGTTTTTTCTACAGTTTCGAAGTCTGTAGGAAAACGTATGTATTCGTCACGTTCGTGACTAGCGTCCATGCTTACAGCAAATTTAACTTTCTTAAACTTGCTCCACATTTCAATTAGATCTTCGTCAACTAATAATCCATTAGAGTTATAACGTAGAAGTATTTTATCTTGATATCCTTGACGTAATATTTCTTCAATAAACATCTTGTGTTCTTTAATCATTAAAGGCTCGCCGCCTGCAAAGTACACTTGTTTTAGATTAGGTATTTGTGCATACATTTCTTCCCAAAATGTATCTTTTTCATGCCACTTATTGTTAAATGTACTTCTGTCAAATTGCATTTGCCTTTTAACTTCCGGATCTTGTAATACAGGAATAAGTTTTTTATGATCTGCTACCCACTTTGAACTATCGTGTGGACTACACATTACGCATTTAATATTACACGTATGGCCTAGTCGCAGATCTAAGTAAACTAATTCTTCCGGTACTGTTCCGTCTGCTTGTGTTTGCTCAATTAAGTATGGAATATCTACGCCGTCGTCATCTCGACGCCAAGTTTCTGTTTCCCATATACGCTTACTTACTACGCCCACCTTTTCTTCTTGAAAACACTTTGCACAACTTGCAGGTATTTTGCCATCAAGCATAGTCGTCCTTACACTTTTCATGTAATCGTTATTCCATGCTTCCATAGGTGTATCTTTGCCAAAGTTAGCTGCTTTACCGTTTTCCATTTTGACAAGACCAACAGTATGGTCTCCTCCTGCGCCACTAGCATTTGACGAACAGCATAATCTCATATCACCATTGGGCCTAGTAGCAAAATGTATCCAAGGTAAAACGCAGAATGTAGGACTATTTGAACTAGTTTCAATGTTTCGCTGATACTTACCTAGTTCACTATCTTTATTATTATACCACCAGTTTTCACTCATTGTTTAATCCTATTACTTTAATAAATTGATCCTTGGGCTTAGGCAATTCTTTTGATCGGCCACAAGTTCTTGCGCATGTAATTAACATGTCGTCACCCCAATAGTTTTTCCACACAGTTTGCCAAGAAAGTGAATCAATTACTTGTTGTAAAGTATTTTCAAGTGCATTAGTATTTCCTAATTTTTCTATTAAGTCTAAATATTGTTCGTGCATATGTGTTCTTACTGTAGTTGTAATGTCATTTGGTTTTGCATAGTTGTACGGTGTGCTTGCTAAGAAGCAACAAGGAAATATATTTTTATATGCATCAATATATACTTCTTTAGTTTGTAATACATAACAGTCTATCTTTGAATTACTTAATATATCTTTATAATTCTTAACTGTATCTTCTGTAATAAATGTAACATCACTATTACTAGGTGCTTCTAAGTAATGTGTAGTTTCTCCAGTCTTGTTGTATACAGGAAATTCAGGAGTGCCAATAAATCTGCTACTATTCTTTTCAACAAATAAACTAAATCCTAGTTGTTTTGCAATGTCCTGTGCTTGTTCTACTTGATGCTCGTTGTGTTTAAATTTTATAAAACACCATTCTGCTGTTCCACCTGCATCAATAAATGCTTTTGCATTTTGTAATATCTTTCTGTAGCTTGTTCCTATTCGATAGAGCTTATGTGTATCTTCTAATCCGTCAATAGCAAAAATAACGTTGTGTGTATCCGGCAATACTTTTGCAAGTCGTGTCCACCAGTCTATATTTCTTGCACTTCCGTTTGTGTGTATTCTAATATTTAATTTAGGATTAATTGTTGCGGCATACTCTACCATCTCAATTAATTCGTCATTGATAATAGGATCACCAAAGTTTCCACAAAAGTAAAAACCATTTATTTGTTCAAGTACATCTATTGATAATATCTTTTTAAAATCTTCTAATGTCCAGTCATTGTTTTTGATAAGAGGATTTTCAAGTCCCCCATGATAGTTTCTACTACACATTGGACAACTTGCTTGGCAGCGATTTGTAATTTCTAAGTGTATATCTTTTAAATCACTAAAACTAAACATTCTTTTTACCTATTATCATATAACGATCATATTTTGGCATATCGAGTGTTCCCCTGTAATAGGGTTTTATTTTACTCATACGGGTAAAGTCATCTAAATCTGTACTGCATCTAATATGTTCGTCTAGATCAAAATAGTTATTGCTTTGTAGTACAATTAGTGCATTGTCAGGTTGATTATCTAACCATTGATCGTATTGCTCTTGTGTTATGTGTTCACAACTTGTATTAATTACAACATCTGCCCCTGTAACGTACTTACACATGTCATGTGTAACAGCTTCAAATTTACCTAACATTTCATAACGCTTGTTTACTGTGTTTGCTATATCTTCGCACACAGGGTCTATATCCACGCTTGTAATGCGTTTTAAAGGTAGGCGACTGTTAAACAGTATACTTGCCAGCACTCCGTTCCAACCACCGTATATAACTATATTATTCTTCTTTGTTTTGGATATTGTTTTATATAACTCGGTTGCTAGCCATACTTTACTGTTTACTTGCCCTTTCCAAAAACTTTCAAGTGTGCGATATTGATCATCGCTATTGCGGATTGCATCCATCCAAAATAATACGTCTTGTATATCAATTTTCATATTTTACCTTTGGTATTTTGCTATCAGCACTACTTACACAACTAGGAGTAATACACTTAGATGGTGCTTTAAACAGCTCAAATCCGCCGTCTAACGTGCCTAAGGGTTCATCATGGCAACTATAGCTTCGCTTAACTTCGTTCTCACGTATAACACATCCTTGGTATCCTGCATTACATGTCCAACCTTTAAACTTGTTAAAGCCAAATGCGTTAAACCGTTCTGCTTGATCTAACTCGTAAGTTACTCCTTGAGCATCTTTGAGTTCGATTTGAGCGATTGTTTCGCCTTGGATTTGTTGCGGGAATCCGGTTTGCATTCTTGTGATCTGGTCTTCACTATATCCATGTACCACGTAGGAGGCGGTTGGATCGGACTGGGGCTTGAGAGTGACGTTAATACCTCTGGTGGCAAATCGTTCAAGCCTTTCGTAAAGATCTTCAAACATTTCTGGAACCATAACTTGATTAATCGTAACATGTACACCTGCTTTCATAAGTTGAAGACATTTGTCTCCAAACTCTTGTTCATTAGCAAACTCTGCGTGATAGCTTGCTGTAATACTTCTACGCTGAAGTTTGCTTGTTGATTCTATCCATCTATTCCACCATTTGCTTCCAGGAGACAAATTAGTAGTCATATGTATACTTTGATATTTAGGATCGCTATCATTACAATAATGATCAATAACATCTCCAAAGTATTTATATGCTGTAGGTTCGCCTCCACTAAAACTAAAATGGAAGTCTGTAAACCCGTTTGCGCGAGCCTGTGCTTTGATACTATCTATGGTCTTTAAGTACAATTCTAAATCCTGATGGTCAGGGGTACTAGATCTAGCGTATGGCCAGCAATAACTGCATGAATAATTACAAAATCTAGCCAGGATCCACGAAACCGTGAAAAGATGGCTCTTTAGGAGAGTTTTCTGGCCAAACTCAGTAATATTATCCCAGGGTATGTTTTGAAAATTGTTCATATAACCAATCGAAGTCGTTAATTAATTTTAACTTATCTGGTGAATTGATAGCACTATAACCAAAGTCGCGGCCATTGCAAGCACCACGAATAGCGTATTTTCCAAACAGTGAATCTGATCCCAGTTCGCACCAGGTCTTAAGTCTTTGTTCTGTTTCTTCATCATTTTGTCCTTGTATTGTTTTACTTGCTAATTTAGTGCATTCTCTAAATGCACCCTTCCAGGCTTCAAACTCACTTGTGTTAAATGCTGTAACATTTGATATGTCTGGCATGGCTTTAAAATATGTACTAATACTAGTAGTCATATCTGTCTTAGTAAGATCCATATTTATTGTAAGTTTCCTCGGAAGTAGTTTTACACCTCCGTAACCATAAACTAAACCATTAATAGGATTGCTACTACGCCATACATGCACAGTTTCTAAATCATACTCATCAACTTTATAATCAAAATTAAATGTATCAAGTATCTGTGCATCAGCATCAACTACCCAAAACATTTTAGTAAAACATTTCTTAGCAGCAACAATGTGCGCCTGATGTATACCTTTAACACCGTCAACACGTTTTGCTCTAGGAAATCTTGACTTTAGTTGTTGCCAATTTTCGTCTGCGTTTGTTTCATTATAACTTATGAAGACAATATCATACATGCTACTATTATACTACCTTTTTATTTTTTGTCAACCATAAAATCACGTAAACTAAAGTTTGTACCTAACATATGATCTGTACTTGCTTTTTTGTCGTTGCTCCAAACTAGTACTTCAGGATCTTCATATAAAAAATCACAATTTTTACAATAGTCTATACTATCAAAGTCTTTCATTTCATGTGCTTTACGAAGTTTGTTGTATTCGTCTCCGTACCATATTTCTTCTATAGTTTGTACTTGTGTATGTCCTAGTACACTTTTACTTTCATTAGGTGGTCCCATTGTTTGACAGCAAGGAGTTACAGCACCTTTTAATCCTCCAATGCCTCCTGAACGTATTGTAATCTCTGGAGCAAATGGTCTGCCGCATGTTCTACGCTTACTAGGGTCACGTACATACAATGGTTGGTAGTTGCCGCTCCAGTTGTGCATTTTCCATATGTATCCTATTGTACCTGTAGGACCTATAAAGTTATTTCTGTATTGATCAACTTCGTATTCAATTTGATTGTTATCTAATATTAAATGGTAACTGCTTATTTCGCACTTACTGTTAGTTTCTTTGATATACTGTTTTGCTTTGATTACATTTGTTTTTAGTAGTTCAAAATTATCAACGGCCATCCATTCTTTATATTTTTCTTTGTCATAGCCTATACAACTAAATCTTGCAAAACTAAGTCCTGCATCAATACAGTCCTGCATAAAGTGTCCGCTAAAGAAACTTCCGTTGCTGTACATAAAACTAGGCAAGCCGCGCTTGGTACACGCTTCAATATAACGTGGTAAGTCCTTTGCCATTGTTGGCTCGCCTGATCCTTCTAAGTTGATCACAGGCTTACCAGGTAACTGATCTAAAATGTTTTCAAACATTTCAAACGGCATCTTACGAGTCCACTCTTTACCTCTTCCAATAGTCTGTGGACACATTTGACATTTGTAATTACAGCCGCCAAATACTTCGACTACTGCACGTTCTAAATCAGGTACGCTCATTGTCCCCACTTGTCCCATATATCTGTAAGAAGATTAACATAATGTTCATCGTTGTGTCTAAAATCATATTCTATTCTTTTGTTATTGTACTCAATACTATAAAAATCTGTATACTCTTTAAAGAACTCTCGTGCTTCTAAGTCAGGTAAGTTTTGTATTTTTCCAACTGGAGCATATCCAAGTGCTAGTTGTTCATCTTTAGGATCAACACCCTTTGACTCTAACCAACTTGTAAACTTATCGTCTGATGGTAGTTCATATCCTGTACCAAAGTAAAAATTAAATTCACCGCTAATTACACGATGTTCGGAAATACCATCTGCTGTGACTACATCATCATTATCAAGATATGCTTCGTACCAAGTTTTACCTGTTTGTGCGTAATGCAAATATACCATACCGTCTTCAACATCTTTAGTAAATTGCTTTTTAAACTTTGGATCTAATTCAATGCGTTCCTGTATGCCTAGTAGATTATAATAAAAGTAACCATTCCGATATCCGTCTGCTTCTATAGCTGTTGTTTCGTACCATGCCTCAAGTTCGTGACAGCAATGATTTAAATAACAAATTGCCAATCTAGTTTTTCCGTTAGCATTTGCTAGTACACTACTAGGGTTCCAAAGTTGCCCTTGTGCTGTTTCAAAATGATGATGAAGTACGTTTAATAACTCTTGATCACAACTATAACGCAATGCATCAAAGTTATCTGTAATTTTATAGTCTGAATAATAATTTATAGTTGCAATGCTTCTGTCTAAGTCATCACAAATATGTTCTACTGTTCGATAGTCGTTATGAACTCCTAACAAACTAAAATTTTTTTGAAATATCTTTTTTTGATGTGTTTCTAGTAGCCTATCAAATTGTGCTAACCATACGTTTGCTAACTCACTATCGTCTGGTTTGATATGAATATGTTTCACTTCATCTTTGACATTTCTAAACCCAAGCTCTATCATGGAATGCCTTTATAATTTGCTCTGCATGTGCCGCCTGAGACTTTGGACCTGGGTGCATTTTATCTCTTGCACACTTGTCATCAATATTTGGAAAGGGGTCTATAGTGTTATTAGGAAATGCTTCTTGACAAAATTCATTTTGTGGGTGGTCCCAACTTGACAAAATTAGTTTTATTCCTTTATATTTTGCTATATCATATATCCAGTTTATAGATGTTGCTGCTCTTACAATATAGTAGTCTTCATCTAATGATGTTAACAAGTTAGACATTTTTTCAAAACCGTTATGCGGATAATTCGGTATTAAGTTTATCATAGTTCCATACGAATCCATATGTAATTGTCTGTGCCACCCAGGCAAAGTAACAACAGCATATTCAAAGTCTATTAACGAAGTTGCTGCGCTAAATAATCTTGCAACACGTTCAACTCCGATACCTGCAGAACCAAAATTAAACGGATTTAAATTTAATTCTTTACTTACAACGTCTACAAAAGTATCTTCTTGTTTTATTCCTTCGCCAAATGTAAAACTACAACCAAAAAAACCTATATTTTGTTTGTTAGATGTTAGATCCCAATTATTCCTAAAGTTATATTGTCCTATGTTATAAGACCACGGATCTTTTTTAAAACCGGCAAGCTCAGAATCTTGAACAGTATCTATCGTAACAGAGTCGACACCATCTTTAAATCTAATATTATAACTTTTTTCGCTAAAAAACCCAAAAGGTATTAAGTCTTCAATACACTTAACCTTAGAAGGCATTAGCTTTGTATAAGGTTTTAATTGTTGTCTACGAAGGGGCATTATTAAGTTCCGGGTTTAAAGCAAAAACATCAGTACCTCTAATATCATCTATCTGCTTTGATTTCCATTTAAACTGTTTCCATAGATAACTATTATCATGTTGATACATAAAGTCTATAATATTTTGCCAACCACTGAATGGTATTCCTGTATCAGCTTCTAACTTCTTACCATATTTTGTAATCTTGTCAGCTGCTTGCTCTTTTAATAATTCAGGTAATACAGTAATACTATAATACTCAGGAGTAAACAAAGGGTTAATATGGAATCTGTCAACCCAATAGTTTTCCATAAAAAATCCACGATGTGGATGAACTGATTCTAAAGGCATTAAATCGTTTATGTGCAATTCATGATGTAGTTCAGTAAGTCTAAATATATTAAGTATACTAACAGTAGGATGAAACCAATAATCAACAGCACGACTAGCTCTAATCTTTTTAAGATTTTCTAGTGTTTGATCCCATTTACCTTTATAACGTATATGTTCAAAAGCATCTCCTTCGCCGTCGATACTTATACTTAGATGAACATAATCAAATTTCTTCCACATTTCCATTACGTCTTGCTTTTTTGTACCAAGTGTTGTGCCGTTCGTACTGTAACGTAACGCAATGTCGTATTTTTGTTTTTCGTCTAGCATTTTAAGAATGCGCCAATGCTCAGGCATAATCAAGGGCTCGCCACCTGCAAAATGAATTTCTTTCATAGTGTCAAGATTTTCTTCAATGTCTCCCCAAAATACATTTGCTTCTTTTAGATCAATAAGTTGAGTTTCACTGTACTTGTCTGCACCAGGATGTAATTTTTGAAAATCCTTTGACCACTGTGTACTAAACAAAGGCGAACATGTTGTACATGCAAGGTTACAATAATTACTAAATCTAAAATCCCAATACTTTAACTGTAATTCTGAAAGTGTACCATCTTCAGATGTTTTTGCAATTAAATCTTTTGTTTCATCAAACCATTTAGAATTTAATCCAGTACGCATAGTATTCAGATTATTTTGTTGTTTTGAAACACATCGTTCACAAGCACTAGGTAAAGGCTTGCCATCTAACATATCCTTTCGCATTTTCTTAGCTTTAGGACTATTAACAATATCTATTAATTTTTCATGTTTAACATTTCCAAAACTATTTTCTTCACGCAACGGAGTTTGACAACATGCAAAAGATCTTCCGTCATTGATAACATGCAAGTGCATCCAAGGTGCAACACAAAAATTAGGGCTATTTTTTAAATCATCATTCATATTTCATCTCACTAAAGAGTTTTTCAAATTTTCGTCCATGTTTCATATTAAAAAACTTCTGTTTATTTCTATCCATATAAGGTATTAATTCTTCTACTTTATCTTGTATTTCTCTTTCACTTAACTGTGCCATATTACTTAGATTATCACACATTAAACTAACTTTATTAGGAGTCTTTGAAACTCTATCATAAAAGTGGTTGGTAATTGGTGTAGGAAGAAAGTATCCTTCACCGCTTACATGTCCCATTGTATTTAAACATCCGAGCGCCATGAATGGGTGCCCTTTGGCTATTTGTCTCCAAATACCTAGACCCGGAGCACACACATTAATTTCATCTAAGTATTGTTTGTTAAACATGGGCGAAAAAGAACCACTAACAACTGTTATAAGGCTGTCTTCATAATACTTTTTATTAAAATCTAATGGACGTCTATTAATTGCATCTAATGTGCTATCAAGGCATTTCTTAAATATTAAACTATTAATTATTTCCTTCTTTTTATTAATGTATTCAATGCTTTGAGTTTTATCAATTATTCTAAAATTATCATAACTTTTAGGTTTTAAGTTATTAGACAAGTTATAACTATATTCTCCGTAAGAATCAAGCTCTCTATATATTAGTTCACTAATAAATGCTGTATTGTGTAATGCTGTATTTCCGGTAAGAGCTGTAAATATGTGCTTAGGTTTCCAATTTTCAAATTTAAAGTTTTCTTTTTCAAATTGATCTTCATTTAATTTTAAAAATGTTGGGTTTCTAAAAACCCAGAAATAATCTTCTTCACCATATCTACTTTTGTATGCTAATTGTGCATATATTTGCCACCAATCAATACCATATACATTTGGATTGTCAAAGCATTTTCTATAGGATCTACTTACATCGCCTAATACAATATAAATCTTATCTCGTGTAACACCCTTGCTACCTAATGTATCGAGTTTTGTTCGTAGTTTCCACATAACATTAAAATCATAAGACAGAGTTGGTGCGAAAATTAATAATTTCATTTTTCCTTTTCTAATCCTATTTAAAGATTTACTAGGAATGTAATCTTCAAATTCAGCATTATACCAAGAAGTGCCTCTACTTAATTCTAAAGGATAAAATAAATTCTTTGCCTTTTCGCCGCCCGAGAATAGATTAACCCGTTCTACGTTTAATACTTTTAATGTATTAAATAATACTGTAATAGCATTAATTGGTGCTGTTTTAGATTTACTTATAGGAGTTCTATGAATATCGTTACTAAATCTATAAGAACTTACGCCGTTAGGAACTGGCATATTGTCTATAATTTTATCATAATATAAATTAATCGTAGGACGCAAGTGGATCATCAATATTCCTCGAGTCGGGTTTCAATATCCACCCTTCTTTTTCAGCAAGTTCCATAATACTTGCATCAGTGTCTGGAATACTTTCAACCCAGTCTGTTAGTATTTTAGGAAATACACTTAGACTTTTGTTTCTACGTACATCATACTGTTGGTAGAATGTTTTAAAGTCACGCCATAGCGTAGTAGGATTACTTGTGCGCCTATGCGGAGCATCTACTGTAACTAAGTAATCTATTAAACGTTCAATACTTGCCTTTTCAAACTCGTGCCAACCAATATCATCTTTGTGCGCCTCCCACCATGTACTAAATTGATTATGCAAATAATCTTTAATATGGTTAGGTAGTGCTAATGGACTTTGAAAACTTGGAAAACGTAATAAATTTAAACTTACTGTTGGTGTTCTGCTTTGTGTAAGTTCTTTTAGTTTATACACTTCATCTAAAAAATCAGTAATACTAAACAAGCACAAGCTATTAATGGTCATCATAATGTTAATACCATTACAGTTACCTTCTACTAACATACGCTTAATATTTCTAAGCCACTGTTCATAATCTAAACCGTCACGAATGTATTCTGCTTGTGCGCCGGTTGCTTCGCAACTAGTATACAAGTCAAAATGTTTCATACCTTGAGTTTTTAGAATTAACTTATCAATGATGTCATCTTTAGCAATTAAATTACTATTAATAGCAAATCGCATATCAGTTTCTTGCTCATTAAACCAATCAAATAACTTCCAAGTGTTTCCGCTCATCAAAGGCTCACCGCCTGTAACACGTAGTTCTTCTAAACTATCTGCTAAGCCGCTATCCCACCATTTCCAAAATGCTTGTATGTATGGATTGTCTTCATCATTTTTGTAAGGCTGTGTCCAACTACCGTCTTGCTTAAATGCACCAGCACCATCACTTACTAAGTTTGTGTACTCGCCGTTCTTCTTAATGTCTTTAGCCCAAGTAGTTGAGAAACTTGCATTACAATAACTACATGCTAAGTTACACGTTCTGTCAAACGCAATTTCAAACGTTTTAAGATTAGTATTGTCGTCTGCATCGGCTTCGTATGCTTGCTGTAACTGTTCGTCTGAATAGATAATACTTTTAAAAGTCCTGTCACTGACAGCATCTTTTTTCATATCTTCCATTTT